CCTAAGCCCCGCCTCCATGGCATCGGTCGCACTCTTGCCCTTGTCGGCAGCTTTATCAAAGCCATCACCGATCGCGGCCACAGCTTGCTTGGCATCGCCGCTGCCCCCTTTGAGCTTGTTCATCGCATCATTGGCGATAGCCATGGAGCGGGTGATGCCATCCCCTGTGAGCTGACCCTGCTTGGTCATCGTCTTCATGCGCTCGATCACCGCATCGATCTCGGCCTTGTTCTTCGCCTGGTTGAATGCCGCCGCCAGGTACTCTTCGCAGGCCGCCGAACTGGAGCCGCTGTGCTGCACCAGGGTATCCAGGGCGCCGAGGGTCTCCTTGAAGCTCTCGCCGATACGGCCATTGGCCCGCTCGAAGTCCAGCCCCAGAGTTTCGGCTGCCTTGCCCAGCGTGGCGGGGAGCTCTGCCGCCGTTTTCTTCGCCACGGCGTTGATCTCATTCATGTAGTCGCGTGTTTGCTGGGCCTCGGTACCGATCTCTTTGACGGCGGCGGCCCCCGCTCGCCAGCTGCCGGTCGCCTCGTCGTAATGCACCTTGCCCTCGGCCACGGCCCGGTCCATGTCTTCCACACTGGTGATCGCAATGCCCAGCTCGGCGGAGAGCGCCGCCAACTGGCCATTGAGCTGGGCCTGGGTCTGCGCACGCAGCGCCTGGGACTCCCGCAGCGCCAGCTCCGCCTGCACCAGGTCTTTTAGCGCCGACCCGAAGCGGATGATCTGGCTGATAGATTCCACCGCCATGGCAACCAGCAGCGCCTTGGTGGCAGCCCCCAGTGCCCGCATCCCGATAGCCGCACCGGCTGCTGCCGTTCCTGCCGTGGTCATGCCCCCCGCCGCTGTGGCCGTCGCTGCCGGCAGGGCGATGAACTGGCCATAGAGGCCACGCAGATCGCCAATCCAGCTAGCGACCTTCAGGCCCACCCAGGCCTGGGCCATGATGGTCAGCTCGGTGCGCCACGCCACGGCGGTCTGGATAAACGATTTGAGGGCCTCCCCGAGCGAGACGATGCCATCGGAGATCTTCTTGGCCCATTCCTGCAGGCGGCCATCTTTGGCCATCGCCGCAAACTCGGCGTTGAGCTGGGCCAGCTGATTCTTGAGCCAAGTCAACGCCCCACTATCCGCTACCATGCGGTAGAAGGTTTCCAGGTTGTCCTGAGCGTTGGAGATAAGCCCCGAGAGCAGGCTCATGTTGGCGGCGGCCGCACCGCTCGACTGGGCCGCGATCTCGTTCATCAGCGCCTGGATGGTGTCCCGGCCGAGCTTGCCGGCTTCCGAGAGCTTCTGCAGCTCGGCGGTGTTCTTGCCGGTCACTTGCTCCAGCAGTTGCCACACAGGCACCCCGCGCTCGATCAGTTGCAGGATCTCTTCGCCCTGCAGCTTCTGCTTGGCCCAGGCCTGGCCCAGCGCCAGGGAGATACCCTGCACCTCCTCGAAGCCACCTCCGAGCTTGTAGGCCTGATCGACGATGCCCTGCATCGAACCGTTCATGGGGTCGATGCCGAAGGCCTTGAGGCGCACGAAGACCTGGGTCACCTCATCGAGCTGCAGCGGGGTGTTCTTGGCGAAGTCCTGGATCCAGGCGGAGGCCTGTTTACCCCCCTCGATGGTGCCCATCACTGCCTTGAGCTGGACGCTAAGGCGTTCGGCCTGATCGCCGCTCTTGAACATGGCGACCAGCTGGTTGGTGAGGGTCTGGATCCCGAACCAGGTACCGGCCAGGGCCACCAGGCGGCCGGTCAGGCTGCCGATGCTGCCGTGAAAGCCGCTGGACTGCTGGCTACTCTGCTGCAATGAACGCCCGAGCCGCTCAGTCTGGGCTGCGCCTCGCGCAGTTCGCGCTGCAGTCTGTTCTGTTCCTGGGCAAGATTGCGGGTATCGAGCCCGGCTTGGCCGAGGGCGGTGTGTAGGCGGGTATGGCTGGCAGCCTGGGCGACCAGCTGGCGCTCCAGTTGCTTGACCTCGGAGGCCAGCAGCCGTTCCTGGTCGGTGAGTTGGCGGGCCACGCCACCGGTCTCCTGCTGTTCGCGGCGCAGCTGGGTCAGCCGGTCGCGGGACACAGTGGCAGCCTGCTCCAACTGGTTCAGAGCGCTGCCACTGGCCTCGAACTGGGCGATCAGGTCGCGCTGCTGGGTCAACCCTTCCAGGGTTTGCGCCAGGCGCTCGGTCTCGGCGGCGGTCTCGGTCGAGAGGGGCCCCAGTTCCTCCACCTGCCCCGCCAACGCGGCCAGGTCCTCGCGGCCGGTGACCTTGGCCGCCAGCTCTAGCGCGAGTTTGAGGGTGGAAGAGGTGGACATGGGGCATTCCTGAGAGATTCAGATATGCCCCATGGTAAAGGTGTGGGTGAATGGCTGGATTTATGGTGAATTACTGAGATATGTCACATGCACATCTTATATCTTCAATTATGCTGTGATCATCGCGCCTGTTTGCCAAAGGGAATGTTAATGACAGCGGCACAATATCGACGACTATTGATCGTCATAACCTTACCCCTACTTATAGCGGGAGGGATCTTTACAAGGGCAGTAATTCGCCCGCACAATTATATTGCAATCCTATGCGGTAATCCTGAGTACCTCAGTGAAAAATGTCGCACGACTGATGGCTTGGGGAAGCCATGGCATGAAGAAATTAAAAGCCAGTACCCCATATGGTTTAATATTAACACTAGACCACACGAAAATAATTCGTTCCCCTATGCCTTTGTATCTGGCTCTCCACGATATATTCCTGGCGTCCATATTGTATCAGCGACCCCTTATATGGGCACTGACAGCAGCCCCGGCTCACCTATAGAACGACTGCGAATGATGGCGGGAAAGACAATATCCATACAATTTGGATACAAGGACATAACAGGACTTAATCCCCTCGGATGCAACGAGCTAACCTTCAATGACGATGGGCATACCTACACTGCAGGTCTATGCCACATACCTAACGGCATCGCAGAAGTTGAGTTCTCCGTAGGCACCGAAGGCACAAGGATTCTATCTGAGCTTAAAGCAAGCATAGACGATGAGATTTCAAGTCAAAGATATGCAATAATTGGCGACTATGCCATTGGAACTCCGATGTTTTTAATTCTATTTCTAATCGGCTCCTTGCTAGTATGGGCAGTCAAGAGAGCGGTTTCCTATATTCGTACTGGTTGATTTTTAGAGCTGTATGTTTGGTAAGCCAGTTGACGTAATCTGACGTCCTCTGCAAATAAAAAAACGGCGGGTCTCCCCGCCGTTTTCATTGCACCACCTTTCACGCCGTCTCCGGCCAATCCACATAGAAAGGCGCACTCTCACCATCCAGGGCAAGCAGTTCCCCTTCCAGTTCGATCTCGATGGGCTTGTCGCTCAGAAAATCCACCGCTTTCTTGGGGGCCAGGCTGGCGCGGGGTACCGTCAGCACGACGGCCTCGCCACCGATCACGCTGCGCCCATCCAGGATCAGCTTCGCCTTCACTTCCGGCTGCACGTTGCCAGCGATGCGCGAACCCGTCACGGCGTTATAGCTGGCACTGACGGTCACCGGCCCACCGTCAGCCACCGCCCCCGCCTTGGTGGCTCGCAGCAGCCCCAGGGCATAGTTGATCTCGAAGTCGGTACCGAGCACCAAGGAGGTGGCCCCCTCCTTTACCACCAGGCCGGTGGCCGAGAGGTTGGTCTTGCCCAGGCTTACCCATTTGGGGTGCGCTGGCAGGGTCAGCGCCACGTCGGTGAGCGTGCCCGCCCCCTGGTTGATGGCGCTCTCCAGCCCCATAAAAGCGGCCGCCATCAACACCGGCGGGATCTCGCTGGTCTTGATACTGATGGTGGCGGGCTTGGGCACGAAGTAGGTCTCCCGCGCCTGGCCCAGCTTGCCCTTGCGCTTGCTCGGTATGCTGATCTTGTCGCTGTCGGGTTTGACCTCCAGGCTGTTGACGTCCACCGGGCCAATCACCCCATTCGAGACGTTGTTGGTGAAGGTCTCGATAAAGAGATCCCCTTCCAGGTGCAGTGTTTCGCTCATCAGCGTTCTCCCTTGAATTTCACGGTCACATTGAAGGCGAGCGGCAGAAATGCCACCCCGCCCTGGTAACTCGGTCGGGCAGGACTCGCCGCCCGACTGAACACGCTGCTCTCATAAGGTCGCCCCGCTACGGCCTGCAGGATGCGCCCCATCCACACCCCGGCACTGGGCTGGTTCGGGGTGGCACGGTGCACCAGCAGCACCAGCCAGCTCTGCTCGAAGTGGCTCACCCGCCCGGACTGGCTGCCCTCCAGCGGCCGCTCCCCTTGGTAGAGGATGTGGATGGCCGGATGAACCTGCGCCAGGTTGGCGGCGGCCGCCATGTCGGTGGCCACAAACACCTCCTTGAGCCCCTCGGCTTTCAAGGGCAGTAGCAGCTCGCGCAGCCGCTCCCCCGCCGCCAGGTAATCAAGCTCAGCCGGGCTAGATGTGGGGCCGCTCATAAGAAGCCCCCACTGCCACGGCCAAAGACCCGGCCATCGGACTGCAGCTGGGCCAGGTTCTGGCTCTCCACCTGCTCGCCGTCAGCCGCCAACCCCAGCGCCAGCTCCCCCTTGCCCACCGACTTGAGGAAGGCCAGGGCCGCCTCATTGCGCTTGGCTACCTGTTCCGGTGCCTGCTCGCCATAGAGGCGGTGGCGGGCAATGTCGGCGCAGATGGGGACCAGAGCGCTCGGGACGTGAGCCAGCGGCAGCGGGTAGCGTCCCGCCAGGTAGCCATCGATCAGGGCGCTGGCGTCCTGCAGGGCGACGGTGATCGCCGCGTCATCCAGCTCGCCCGCCGGGGTCATGGCGAGGCGCAACAGCTCCGCCTCGCCAAAGCGGGTCACCATATCGCTGACGCTGGCGTACATATCAGGCGCCCTCGGCTACGGGGTCGGCGGGTGGCTCAGTGGTAGTGCCAGCCTCGTCCTTGACCGGGTATTGCACCTCGGTCGCCGCAATGGCAGCCGCCAGCTCGGCCTTCTTCATGCTGGCGGCGCCCGGGATCGCCATCTCCACGGCCAGTTCGCGCAGCTCATCGACCTTCATCTCGACCAACGGGGTGACCTTGCCATCCAGCGTGGCGACGCCCGCCAGGTAGCCCGAGCCGGTCAGGCCGCCCACTGCTGCGTCCAGATCCCCGTTCGTCTGCGGTGCATCAGCCGGCGCGAGGGCGACGTTTTGACCCAGGCGGGTGACCACCAGGCGAGGATCGGCCTCCAGGGTCTCGCACTGCACAGGCGACACAGCCAGCTCAGACTTACCAGGTGCAATCGCCAGGCCCGCGCGATAATAGAGCTGACGAACTGTCGATGTGATGCCAACGCGAATAGCCTGTTCCATCTCGTGTTCCATCTCATGTTTTCCTCTGTCTCGTTCCAACCAGGATCCGGTTTAAACGGGGGTTAAACGCCTGTACTGCGCTCGTTTAACCCCGCCGTTAAACAGCGCTTACAGGTAGTCAGCCACCACCAGTTCCAGCTTGCCCTTAAGCTCGTTGCTGGAGTTCTCGGAGAGCTCGCGCTCCAGCATCTGGGTCGCCAGCTTCTCAAGCGACGCCGGCACCACCAACAGGGTCGGCTTGATGCCGAGCTTGCGACCACCGTCCGCCTGGAACTCCCGCATCCGGCTGAAGGCATCCCACAGGTTGTCGGGAGTCAGCGCCCGCTTGTTGGCGAACGCCAGTTGCCAGAAGCCGAAACCGGCGGCATCGCGGCAGTCCACCCCGTAGCGGAACTCCTTGCGGGTGAACACCGCCTCGTCGTCGATCTTGGTCATGGCGATGAGCTGCGGCGACTTGCGATCCTGGAAGATCACCGGCTTGAGGGCGCGGCTGGTATCGAGCAGATACCAGGGCTCGCCGGTATAGGCGCCATCCACCACCAGGTTGGCGACCAGCTCGGCAGTGCCGGTGCCATCGGCCTTGGGGTAGACCGGGTGGTCGGTGTCGAAGAAGTACTGGCCGTCATAGCAAGGGGTCGTGAAGCCAGCCCCCAACAGGCCGAAGCAGAGCTCGTCGGGATGTACCCCGGCCGAGCGCCCCATCTCGGCAAACAGCGGGGCATAGATACCCAGCTCGTCGTCCTCGATATCGTTGCGATCGACGCCCACAGTGGCTTCGAAGTCTTCGTTGACGATCTGGTAGCTGTGCGCCTTCATCGAGTCGATCACCCGATCCCCGATCCACTTGCGCAGGGACGGGAACTTGCCGAGCCAGCCATAGGTGTTGGACTTGGTGGTCGATTTGATCACGGTGGCGATCTTGGTGTACTGGCTCGGCGCCTCGCTCTTGGCGTCTTCAAAGTTCTTCTTGAAGCCGGTGAAGAGGGACTGCAGCAGCGCAGGGGTAATCATGGCCATGGTCTATTCCTTCTCTGGTTAAACGGAACTGCCTTCGCGTGAAGCGGGCTTGCTCAGGCCTTGGCCTTGGCAAAGTCCTCGTGGCTGATGCCGAGCTGGTCGGCGGCGTACTTGTCTTCGGCCGAGAGCACGGCCTCGCCCTTTTTCTCCGGCAGGGTGACGGCAGCGGTCTGGCTCGCCGTGAGTGCGGCGATGGCCGGGCGCGGCTCCAGCAGCGCCTTGAGGGCGGCCACCCCCTTCTGGGCGGCGTAGGCGGTCAGGTACTCCTCTTCGGCCGCCACCACCTTGCCGGCGGTGCGAGCCTCCTTGATGAGGGTCGCGGCGTCGGTGGTGTCCACCTGGGCGGTCAGGGCCGCCACCTGGGTGACCAGGGCGTTATAGGTCGCCACCGGCACGTATTGCGCCAGGTCAACCTGGCCACCCGGCTGTGCCTTGAGGGCGGCCAGAGCGGTCTTCTCGGCCGAGAGCGCGGCCTCCAGCTCCGGCGCCTTCTTGGCACTGGCCTGCAGGCTGTCGAGCTCGGTGAGCGCCTTCTGCAGTTGCTCGTCGGTCGGGTCACCGGTCAGCTCGATACCGAGCTTGGCCAGCAGCTTTTTAAGCAGTTCATTCATGGGAGTCTCCTTGTGTGCCGCATGGGCGGGGGTGGCCGGCTGGCCGGGTTGAATCAGTTGGGCACTCAAGGCCGCCAGCGCCTGCATACCCACCACCCCGGGATCGTTGGTGATGGCGGTCATGCGCAGCTCCAGGGGGCGGCCCTGGGCGTCATAGGGGAAGACGGCAGAGAGGAAGCGATACTCTTTGGCAGCAACCAGGGCGGCGGCCCGCTCGGTCCAGCGGGGTTTGATAAAAAGTCCCTCCCCCTCGCGCCACTCGATTTCGTCGCCGTTGTACCAACCGGCCGCCGGGGCTTCCTTGCCCGTCTTTTCGACATTGAGGGTCTGGTGGTCGTAGTCGATGAGGATGTCTTGGCCGAGCGCCTTGGCCCGGTTGATCAGGGTAGTGGCGATGGTCTTGTCGAGCTGCCAGTGGCCACCAGGCACATCGAAGGGGCGGCCATCCCTGGCCTTGAACGGGCCGACCGGCAGCAGTTGATACCAACCGTCATCCTGCTGGGTAAGCTGCGCATCGAGCACGGCCAGCCCCAGGGTGGTGGGTCTGGCATTCAAGATGGCCACGGCAATCGCAGATGGGGGCATCACTCTCACTCCGGCTGGTCACAGCAAAAATCACTGGTGCCAGTGTCAGGGAGGTGAGCGAGGGGTGGGGTTTATGGTGGGTTACTGCAACAGCAGGGGGTGCCGGTACTGTTTAAGGGTGTTTAAACACCGTTTTGCTGGGCGAAGAGCGGACGGGCCATGCCATCGCACTGGCCCTGTCCCCGCAAACGCGCCCAGAGGCTTAGGGCGCGTCCGCCGTCAGATAGCCTTCCAGCGTCTCCAGCACGCTCTGCTGGTCTACTTCCGACAACCCCAGATAGGGGCGCTCGGGCAGGTTGCTCTCTGGGCGGCCGAACTGGTGGGCGGCACCGTATTCCAGCGGGGTGCCGAAGTAGAGGGTCTGGGGATCGGCCTGATAGTTGAGGGTGTCGCGCAGATCGTCGTTGAGGCGCAGCACCTCGTCGGCATGGCGCGGCTTGCGGGCGCGGTACTTGTCCGAGAGGGGGGCCCAGGGCTCCCCTTCCGGGGTCTCCTGCGCATCCCAGCGATCCCGGTGGGAGAGCGCCAGCCCCTCGCCGATATCCGCCAGAGGCTCGCTTAAGTCGCCGGTGCGCTCATAGAGCCGGGCCAGCAACTCATGGGCATCGGCCACCCCATGGTGGCTGATAGCGATAAAGCTGCCGGCCATCAGGGCTCATCCTCAAAGGTGGTCATAAAATGCAGGGCCTCCTCATCGGCCGCAGCCATGGCGGCAGCCCAGAGATCCCCCAGCAGGTCGGCCTCTTCACCTTCGGCTTGTTCGCACAAAGCATCCAGCGCCTTGGCCTGTGCCAGGGTAAAGGGGCCATCTTCTGCCAGCAGGGCGCTGGCTTGCTCCAACAGGGTCATCCTTTCTCTCCTTTGCGGCTGGCGGTCGTGGCCTGGGCCAGCATGGCCTCCACCCGTTTGGCCAGTTCGGGGAAGTGCGCCACCATGGCATCCCTCGCTAAGACCCAGGCGGCAAACGCCTCGGCGGCGGCTTCCATCCTGGTCTTGCCGGCATACTCCGTTAGCAGCCCCACTCCCGTCAGGTCAGGCTCCCCGGCCCAGAAGTGAACCTGGTGGCCGAGTTCGTGCAACCAGGTTGAGAGCCGCTGGGCTGATTCTCCCTGCTTGCCGCCGACGTTGGCGGAGATGCTCCAGTGACGGCGCAAGGTCTCGCCGCTGGTGCCCCTTGGCTGCCACTGACGGGGCCCGGTGTTGGCATGGGCATCGGTCACCACTTCGGCCGCCGCCGCTTGCACCGCCTGCATGTCCACTGCGTTGAGTGTATCACCCGCCTTCACTTTGATAACCAGATGGCCCCAGCTTTTGGCCGTAAAGCCGTTGGTCGCGCTGGCCCGGCGCGTGTAATAGAGGGAGCGTACCAGGTAAGGGTCTGTGCCCAGGTACTCGGCAATAGCCGGCGCAACCTTGAGTCCTGCCGCTCCCTTGCCCATCTCGGTCTGCTTGATAAACAGGGTCTTGATTGGGTGCGCCTTGAGAAAGGCCGCCAAGGGCTCGCGCTGGGGGGCGGGTAGCTGGGCCAGCAAATCGCTGACCCCCTGCGCCGTCACCCCCTTGGCCGTCGAAAACGCGCTCTCCACCAACCGCTGCGGCAAGCGGTTGGCCAGCGCGGGTTTCGCCGCCTCCCGCTTGGCCATCGCCTCGGTCAGGGCGGCGGGTGTCTTTGGCCGGTAATCAAAACCCGGATCGATGCCACGAGGGATCCGGTGTATCTCGCCGGTCGCCTTGTCCACCCACTCATAATTGCCGTCATCCGGTGCCTGGCCCACCGTCAACCCCCGACGTTTGAGATCCGCCTCGGAGAGCAGGAACTTCTTGCACTTGCAGCCATAGCCGTTGCTGGGGCTGTGGGTCTCCCACCAGGGATGGTCCACCGGCAGCACCAGGTTGTTCCACTTGAGGTGCAGCTCCCTGGGGTGCTCGGAATCGCCGTGGCGATAGAGGGCAAAGGGGCGCTTGTGCTTGATGCGCTCAATCTGGTCATCACGCCCGGCGTTGTAGCTCTGGCGCAGGTTGGTCTCGAAAATGACGCGAGAGCGCCAGGACGCTGGGCCGGTGTGCTCCCAACCGTGGCGAGCCACGACCTCCTTGAACGCTTTCTGAAAGGCCCCGATGGATTGCCCTTCGCTTATCGCCTTGTCCACCGCCCCGCGCAGGTCCGCCAGCAAGTCCGTCTTGGTCGCCCCCGCCACCATAAAGGCACGGTTATGGGCATCCCGCCACACATAGGCCCAACGCTCGCTCGGCATATTCAGCTTCTGGCGAAAGAAGGCGATCGCCTCCTCGAACGGCAGACTGCCGTAACGAACGGGCATCAGTTGCCCTCCTCCATCTCCAGCATGCCGAGCAGTTCGCTGGCTGCAATGGCCTGGGCCAGCAGGGCTCCCAGCTCGTCATGACTGAGGTTGGGCTCCAGCGCCAGCAAGCCATCCCGGATCTCCTCCAGGGTGGTGGACTGCATCACCAGTGCCTGGACGGCGTCGGTCATGCCGGCGAGCAAAGGGGCCACCTCGGCTTGCAGGCGGGCAAGCTGGGCGTCATTGTTATCACCCTGGACAGGGGGCTTGGCCGCCAGCGCCGCCAATCCCTGCGCCCTGAGAGCCGCCTCCCCGGCCCCTGCCTGCTTGTCGACGATGACCAGCACCTCTTCCCCTTCCTTGGGTGCCGGGATCTGCAGCTTGTCGCGCACCCACTGCGCCGGGATCTGCAGGCCGATTCCCACCAGGGTACGCAGTGGGCCAGCCAGGCTCTGCATGTCCTCCGGCTCGGTCACGTCGAACTCCAGGCGCGGGCAGCGGCGTGGCCCCTGGAAGCTCTTGCCGTTCAGGGCAAACAGCGGATAGACCAGATCCCGGGTCAGGGTGGCGGCGAGCTGGCGCAGGTCTGCATCCCGCACCTCCTGGCGCACCTCGTTGTGGACGTTGCCGAGCGCATTGGTCGAGCTCTTGCCGTCGGCCTGGCTGGTCAGGGTGCCACCCAGGACTGCCTTGCTGATGGATCGCTCGCACCAGTCCATCATCACCACGAAGGGATCGGCCTGGCCGCTGGCCGCATTCTGGAACTCGATCTCCATTCCCCGGGGGATGATGCCGCCAGCGTTATGGCCGATGGAGAGCACCGCCTGCAGCAGGGTCGCCTTCTCCTTCTCGGTCGCCCCTTCCGGGTATTTGCCCAGGCGCACCGGCAGGCCGTAGATCTCCAGAAACTCGGCGAGATCCCGCACGCTGTAGTTCTTGAACAGGAAGGGCCAGACCAGGGTGCGAATAAGGCCGGTGCGGGCGAGATACCCCGACTTCGACTTGGCCTTGTGGACCACCCAGCCGAACGGGTTGAGGGCCGCCCCCTCCTTGCTGCCGTCCCGCAGCCGCAACTGGTTCCAGTCATCCGGGTGGGTCTGGAACCAGGCGGGATCACGCCAGACGATGCCGGTGGGGAGCTGCAGCCCCTCTACCATCTCCCAGCCGCTGAACTCCTGGGCACTGAACCCCTTGAGCACCGCATCGGTGGCGTCAAAGATGGCGTCATCCAACCAGGTGAAGTCCTCCAAGAGTTCCCGGATCATCTCGCAGTCGCGCTGCTCGGCGGGGGTCGCATTGCGGGGCGGCTCTATGGTCCAGCTCACCCCGAGCAGGGAGCGGCGCCGCTTGCCAAGCTCGCTCTGCAGATGGGCGTCCTTCTCTTCCATGTCTTCGGCCAGTTCGCACTGGGCGATGAGGCTCCCCTCCTCCGCCTCTTTCAGCGCTGCTGCAGCCTTGCCCGGGGTGAGCCCCACCGTGGGGTGTTCGCTGTAGTGGCGGCGCAGCTGTGCCAGCTTGGCATCGTTTTCGGTTTGCGGCTCCTTCTGCAGGCGCAGCGGCTTGCCATGAATGTCGATGATCCCGGCCATTACCAGCCCCCTCTCTCACTTTTGATCAGATCCCTCGTCCCGAGGGATGGGTGATAGTCGTCGTTGCTGTCGCGCCCGTGTTTACCAGGTAAGGGGGTGAACTCGATGGCGCCCCCCTCCATCCAGCTGGCCCGCACCGCCATGGCCAAGGCCACCGCAAAGTCGCCGTGGCGCTGCTGGCCGCCCTGGCCGGTGTTCTTGCCCTTGTCGATCTTGGGCACCCCGTTGATGACCTGGATCTTGCCCAGGTCGTCCTGCACGTCCGCATGGCGCGGGATGATGAGGTTGCCATCCTCGAACTCGGCCTTGAGCTTGGGCATCCACTCCCGGTACCAGGGGTCATTGAGCATCACGCACTCGATCATCCCGGCGCCCCAGCGCAGTCGGGCCGCTTCTGCCAGATAGCCGCCGTTACCGGTGGCATCGAAGGCGGCCGCCGTGAAGCGATGCAGCCCCGAGAGCAGGGTGAACAGGATCTGGCGCTGGGTCTCATAGGGGGCGTTGACCAGTTCCACCGCGAAGGGCACCCGTTTGCGCAGATTGGTCGCGATGGAGAGCGGGACGAACACCGACAAATCCCCTTTGCGGGCGAAGTCCTCGCCGAACACATGGCGGCAGCTGCGATCGAGCGCCTCCAGGTGGGGCTTGAGATTCTCCTCACACCAGATCTCCGCCACCGCCTTGCGGGTCTCCTCACTTTGCAGCTCGAAGTCCTTGGGGGCTGTGAAGCGCAGGATGGGGATATCCGGCTGCATGGCCCGCTCGATCAGGGTGCGCTTGATATAGACGCCGCTGCTCTGCTTGGGCACGCAGAAATACTCTTCCAGCGCGTCTTCCTCGGTGGCGGTGGCCTTGAGGAGGCCCGCCTTCCAGCTCTCCTCAGCCTCCTGTGTCCAGGGCGTACCCTTGACCTGGCAGATGCGGCGATAGAGCCCTTGGCGGCAGGCGTCGTCCAGGCTGATGGTGTGGATGGAATACTCTTTACGGCCCGCACGGCTGTCGTTGATGAGCTGGTTAAACAGGTTGTCCACGCCGTTGTGGGTGCTGATAAGCCGCACCTTGGCCCCCCACATGGTCAGCGCCATCGCAGCCTTGAGTACCTCGGCCAGCCGGTCGTGGAACGCCGCCTCGTCGATGGTCACATTGCCCTGCATCCCCCGCAGGTTGGAGGGGTTGCTGGAGAGCGCTTGCACCTTGAAGCCCGAGGCGAAATAGACCACGAAGGTGAGGATCGCCTTGTCCTCGTCGTCGGTGAACACCTCCTCCTGGATCTCACCGGCCGCCTTGTTATACGCCTTGGCCCACATGGCCACGGCGTCGATAAATTCACGGGCCATCTCCTTGTTGCTGCCCACATAGAAGTGGTGGCAACCCCCGGCGGCCTTGGCTTTGGAGGCCGTCAGGGCGGCGTCTGCCGCCTCCGCCCAGGTGATCCCGGTACGGCGGCTCTTCTCGGCGATCTTGAGTGGGCTCTCGTCGGCAATCCAGATGCGCTGGTAGGGCAGCAACACCTCGTCGGGGTTGTATTCGGTACCGAGGGACTGGGCCAACTGCTGGGCGATCGTGGTCATCAGTCAATCCCCAGTATTTCGCGGCGAATGGCTGCGGCGGCCTCACCGCTCAGGCCCGCCTGGGTGACGATGGCCTCGGTCTTGGCGGCCACTTCCTCGGCAAAGGCCTGGCGGATCTCTTTCTCCCGCTTGTGGCTCTGCATGGCGGTGGATTCGAGTCGCTGGGCCGCCAACATGGCGTTTTTCAGCATGTCGATATCCACCGCCTCCTCCGGGTTCTGCACCTGGGCCAGCATCGCCTTGAACAACTGGGAGCGGCCGAGCTCCAGGATGAGCTTGGTGGTCTCCCCCATCGGCTTGTCACCGAGTTGGGAGGTGAGCGCCGCCGTGGTCTCCCGCAAGTCGCGCAGGTGCTGGCCCACCTGCTCCACCTGGCTGGCGTGCCGGCTGAGCCCTGAGCGGGAGAGCTTGAGATCATCGGGTAACCCTGCGCCCTCGATAAGACCGTTGATCTCGTCCAGGATGGCGGCCTGGCTGTTGCCCTTGTCGCGCAGCATCTCGTTGAGGGCGTTGCGGATAGCTTCGGGCAGCAGCCACACCTTGCTGGCGCGGCCCCGGGTCGGTTTCTCGGCCATGGTCAATCCTCCGCCCGAGGCTTCTTGACACCCGGCACGCTGGATCGCCCCTCGGCCACGTCCTGGCCCCGGCCGGTCAGGTGCGCCACCTGCACCTGGGCCAATTTCTCGATGCGCACCAGCCCCTGCTCATCCAGCCAGGCCAGCAGGGTCTTGACCCGATCCCGAGACACCCGGCCGGTACCCAGCTGGTCGAGGCAGTCATTGAGGATCGACTCGTTGGCCGCCCCACCGATATCCAGCAGGGAGCGCAGGATCACCAGCCGCTGCTGGGCGTCCAATATTCCTTGAATGCTCATGGTCTCTCCTTGAGTTCATTTTCCAGCAGCAGGTCGGCGAGCCGGCGGGCCTGGCGCAATTCCGGCGCCAGTGCCCGCAGCTCACCACGCAGTTCGCTGATCTCCAGCTGCAGGGTGTGCAGCTCCTTCTCGGTCGGCAGATCCGAGAGTTGCTGCTCGACCCTGGCCACCCTGGCGGCCAGGCCGGTAACATCCTCACGCTTGGCGTAGGTCTTGGAGAGCAGGATGATGACGATCAACCCCACCAGACTGGCCAGGGCGTACAGGGGCCCCCAGTTCTTAACGATGAAATCCCACATCGGTGGCCTCCTTCATCTGGTTCAGCAATATCGGGCCTAGCAGCGGCCTCCTATTCCCCTTAACGATGAATTCCCACACGGATAGCCTCCTTACGCTCGAATAGGGTCTGGCACTCGATGCAGCGCGGCGCATCGGGTTCGGCATGCAGCCGCGCAATCGGGATGGGCTCATCACAATCGCAACAAATGCCATCGCCACGGGGTTTGGGCCTTGCCCGGTGGGCGTCAATAAGGCGCCCGGTCCGCTCGGCGTCGAGCTGCTGGGCGCGGTCTATGGGGTCGCTCAAGGGTGTCTCCTGCCCTACTTGATGGCTTATTTGATGACGTGGGTCGCCTTGAGGCGCCCCCAGATGGCCAGCAGGCCGCCGATAGCACTGGCCAAATCCACGGCGGTGGAGACCAGGCTGGTTTGGGTACCGGTATCGATCGGCACGCCAAACAGGCCGGCGATACCGGCCCCCACGGCGATGACGCCGCCGATGACGGCGCGGCTTTGGAGCGCAGGCTTTGCTTGGGGTAACAGAGAATCAGGCATGATGGGCTTCCTTAGGTTGGGTTGGGGTTAGACGGGCACGGACCCGCAGGCGATCCAGCTCGCCCACCGACCGCCAGCCCTGCTCGTAGAGGGATTGGCGCGTGGCGTGATGGCTGTAGAGCGGGATGGCCTCCAGATCCGCACCGGCCAGGGCGGCCTTGAGATGGGCGCGGCGCCCATCCTTGAAGCAGGCGAGGTAACGGGGGTTCTTGAGCTCAGGGATGCCGAAATAGCCAGCGGCCTGGATCCCCTGCAACGCCTGGCGGCGCTTGTTGATGAGGCTAGGTTTGCTCATGCCGCCCCCTCCCCGAACCGGGTCGAGAGCAGGTAGCTCTGTAGGCGCAGCAGGCGGTTGCTCCAGCCGTGGGCATTGGCCCACTGGCTCGGGTCTTTGCGCACGATGCCGAGCATGAAGCCGGCGCGGATCTCAAGCAGCGCGAGCAGCAGGGCCCGACCACCATCTCGGCCGGTCTTAGCGGCCAGCACCCGCAAGGTTTGCGAGCCCAGTAGCCCATCGGCCAAGACGCCGAGCGCCTGCTGCAACTGACGCACCGAGCGACCAGGGCCGTGATGCACGGCGCCGTCGAACAGGGCGATGGCAATCAGCGGGCAGACGCTATCGACCCGGTCGCAACGGGCCGGCAGCCAGTAGTTCGCGCGGTAAAACAGCTGGGCGTGGGCAGGGGTCGCATCGCCGACGGCAATATCCGGCCTGCCATCGCGATCGAGATCGAGCATGCCGTCTTTCTTGCCGTCGGCGGCATCGGCCATGCCGAACTTGGTGTGGCCGCCACGGTCGGCCGGGTGGTTGACCTCACCCCCTTCCACATCGGGACGGAGCAACCAGGCAAGCGCTATGGGATAGGTATCAGGCAACATAAAAGGCCCCTCGATAAACTGCGTTATCGCAGCGTACCGAGGGGCCTTAATGGGGCGGGTTTATGGTGGGTTACATGAATAAAGCGGACATAAAGTGTTGTGGACACGATTGAAGTGCACTTCCTGACTTATTCAGTAGTGCCTTGTCATAGTGTTATCCTTCAATGACAGAGGGCAAAGCTTTGAGTCTCACCAGACTCATCCTGTAAATCACCAGAGACTAAATCCACCCCATTGTTGGTCATGATGGACTTCAGCTCGGGCGTGCATAACTTGCGCTGCCATAGTTCTGTCTTAAATTGATTTTCAAGAAACGCTGAATTATTGGCTCTGGCATTTGGATTAGACATCAGTTCCATCGCACTGGTTTTGAAAACGACTACGTAAGCACGGAGAGGCTTCTCTGTCGTTTTCTTCACCGATGTGAAATTGACTGCACCATGAGTCGAGACAGCTACTGAGTAGCCATATGATTTCAACTGAGACTCTACATTGCCAGTTATGGGGGCTGAATCTCTAGCCGCAAATTCATCCGTCATTGCTTGGATTGCCAGCTTGTTATCAACCAACTCTTTGTCACACGGCCAATAGTCTACCCACTCTCCATCGCATTTATATTTGACCGCCCCAAAGGAGAACCCCGCCCACATGATCGAGGCAATCACCAGCATGTACCTTGTCACACACACCTCCATGTTTTGTGCGCTGAAATAATAAGCTATGACATCGGAGCCAAAAGAAAAACCCCGCCTGAGCGGGGTTTGTTCGTAACGTGAGGGCCATCGCTATTGATACCCGAACAAGTTTAAATCTCACTGAAAGATCCTGAGCATTCAACCTTGTTGCTTGTTAAAGCACTGCAATATTTGATCCCACTTGCCCTGGTATTTCTCTTTATCTTCCGGCTGAATTTTGAACAATGGTACTTTGGCATTCCAATCCACCGAGCGGCTGACGTGCTCACTAGGCACAACTAGCATCTCAGGCTCACGATGGAGATCTTCCCAAATATTGCAGAAAACATAAAAGAAATTTGCTGAAGGGCTAGGCTGGTGCTTGCCCACCATCCACTGCCTCGGCTGGCTTTTCCCTTGAGATGACTTCACCTGAATGCTGACCACGCTTTTACCATCATCTGTCACCAACATATCCACCCCCTTGGTGCCAGCATTCATTAGCGCCGTAGACAGGCCACGTCGGCTGAGATGAAATGCAACCAAGAATTCCCCTGCATCACCAATCGTTCGGTTATCCATCTTTCACTCTCATCTTCATAGATTTACCTGACGTTAAATGAGTCCCCCCTAAATGAAAACCCCGCTAGTGCGGGGTTTGTTCGTAACGTGAGGGCCATCGCTATTGATATCCAAACAAGTCAGGCTGATGGCGGCGCCGTGTCAGCTCCCTCTGTTCCGCCACCACAGCATAGGTCTGGGGCACCGAGAGACCATGCTTGCGGGCAAGCTGGTCGATGTTGCGGCCATTGAACTCATCCCAGATGGCTCTGTCCCGCAGCGCGGCCTTGAGATGATCGCCGGTGGGGATGTAGTAGGCGCGGCCCCCCATATAGTGAGCCTGCACCAATGCCAGCTTGCGGGCCTGGGCCAAAGCCTTATCCGCCGCCATCCCGCTGCGCCCCAGCTCACAGGCGAGCACATCGACCAGCTCGGCCAGCGCCTTGGGCCACTTGGCGGTCAGCTCGGCCGCCGGGATCTGGTCTAGGCGATCAACCAGTTGCCCCAGCGAGGCATGATCATTGGCAAAGAGATCCAGATTCTGTTCCATGACTCCCCCACTAAAACAGAAAAAGCGGTGCGCCGATTAGATCACAGGCCATTTTATGCGCACATTTTTTAGCGCATACTGAGTCCCTTAACTGTCTCACCACCAAGATTCAAGGAAGGGTCTGAGAACTATGGGCCGACGTTACTATCGACGCAGAAACCAGTCACTTATCGCCGATACCGCCAGCACTATGCTGATGAGTTCCTGGTGGGGTGCTTTACTGCTGGGTCTGATCGGATTTGGGCTTTTTTACTGGCTACTACCTGCATGGATTATCAGCAAGATCCAAGAGCTTCCAAAGCTCACAACCGGTATAGATATCCGAACCATGGTCTTCCAGGCTGTTGCGCGCAGACTACATTGGTCTGAATTTATCGGTATGGCATTGCTCTGGCTGGGGCTTCTGATTAGTAGCCTCAAGTTGCTGGCAACGGAACTGGAACCGAGCCAACACCATTCAGGGCTGCTCGGTTTTCTGGCTCGCTTACTTGCCCGGTGGAGTGATTAGGGTTCTGCTAGTCGCCATATCACCCATCAGATAAAATCCACAAACCTATCAGTGAGTTAATGGAGCAAATGATGAAGGTATTTCTAAGTTGGTCTGGGACTCGCAGCGAAAAAGTTGCTGAATTACTAAAAGAGTGGCTTCCTTGTGTACTGCAAGCTAGTGAGCCCTGGGTATCGACTAAAGATATTGATCGGGGGGCTCAGTGGTTCAACAGTATACAGGGACAGTTACAAGAAACGACAACAGGTATTATCTGTCTCACAAAGGACAATAAGGAAAAGCCATGGATTCTATTTGAAGCTGGAGCTTTAGCAAAAGGATTAAGTGACTCTAGGGTATGCACCCTTTTAATCGACCTTGAACCCCAACACGTTCGTCCTCCCCTAGGTCAGTTCAATCACACACAAGTAAATGAAAATGATATGTTCAAGCTCATATGTACACTCAATGAGCGCTTAACCAAAAGCTTGAACATGACTACATTGAGGCAGGTGTTTAACGCCCAGTGGCCACTATTTGAATCAGAATTTAATAAAATAGTACAAGAAACACAGGATGATCAAGTTGCTCCTCAAGCTCCTATTAGAGCTCAAGATGATATTCTTGCAGAGATATTAGAGCTTACTCGCTCACTCAACTCAAGGGTTAGCACTCTCGAGAAGAGTAATGGGATAGATTTAAATCGAGTATTCTTTGATTACAAAAGCTCCAAGAAGGATCACGTTTACAGTGATTCTTTTTATTCATGCATTCAGCTTTTCAAAAATGGCATGAACATCAATGAAATATCTAAAGAATTAAATATGTCTAGAGACAGCGTAATATCAGTCTTGAACAAAGCCAAATTAGCCACAAAGCTAGAATTTAATGATAATAAGAAGGATGAACTTATTTAAATCTCGAGCTGCTTCGATTATGCCACTTCTTCAGCGCCTCCAGCACTTTGACGGCCAGAGGCGCATCCAGCCATCCCACCTCGGCCACTCCTACCCCACCGTTTAAACGGGCAGTCATCCGTTGAACCCAATGGTTTAACGCGGTTTCCGAACCATCCCTGACGATGCCAAGGCGGGCCATCTCGCACCAGATGGCCCTGATTTTGGCAATTTCATTGACCCTGTGGTGGCTACTGGCCGCTGGACTCAACCGTTTATTGGCCGTATGGCGGGCAGGCTTGGGAGTAAAACCAGCCGCCTTGAAGGTGGCCAACACTTGTTCCAGCTCCTGCTCGCTCAACAGGGCGGCGCTGCGTTTGCCGGTGTGACTGGTCAGCAGGTCTCGGTAACACTCGTCATCGAGCGCTAACGTACGGCGCCCTACCTGTACCAGCCGGATCAATCTGCTGCGTCTATCCATCACCTCCCCTCCTCCCCGCACTTCCTTTCTGTCAGGATGCAGCGCTTCAATCTCAGCTGTTGGTAGTGTTCATTGAGGCACCCCCGGCACCAACTGGACAGCCGGGTAACATCACTTGTCTGTCCGAAGAACTCGGTATCCCATGGCCAGAACTCGCCGCAACGGGGACAACGCTGCTCAAGCCCCAGTTCGGTGATACAAGCCCGGCCGCTTTTCAGGCGGCGAGCCAGAAGATGAGGCGCCAGCAAGGGACTATAAATGCCCATGTTGGACCTCCTTACCGCCCCTGTTCTGCTGTAACTCTGCCACCAGTTGCCAGCGCATCTGGCTGGCCTCCCCTGCCAGGGCAAACAGCCCTTGGGCACGGGCCTCTCTATCAAACTGCTTGAGCTGTCTGCACACAGCCCGTTTATCAGGGGTCGCCAGTGCAATGGCGGCCGCGCTGAAAATCTTGGTAAGCCGAATATCCATCTCTGTTTTGGTCATCGCCGTGCTCCTTTATAGGCGGTGAACTCCTGGGCAGCTCTTCTCCACACATAAGTCGGCTGCTCATCAGTACCCGACCACCACGCCGGGCAGACAGGGCGGCGCGGCCACCCTGTTTCGCATCGTTACTGCTCGAACTGCAGCGGCATCAGATCCTGGTACTCCTCTTCGCTCAGCGGCGCCGGGCCCAGCCCCAGCACCCATAACAACGCGGCCTTGATACCATCCTCATAGGTGTCATCGGGATAGCAGGTGCCTTCGGTCTCGCTGATCTGTTCACAAAGCTGCAGTTGCTCTTCGGCCTGTTCTACGTTGATTTCCATCGCGCACGCCTCCCTTACAACTTCGCCAGATCCAGGCTCATCTGAACGTAACGCCCCTGGGCGTCACGCTCGTAGAGCCGCAGATATTGGCTGGTACCGGTCACCTGGATGGCGTCGGCGATCGCCTGCATGGCCTGCTCCCAGTCGGCGTCGTCGATGTTGAGCTGGCGCAGGGAGAGTACCTGGTTGACGTCGATATGACCGGCCTTGGACACCCGAAAGGCGTGGTCCACCAGGGCGCGGATCTCGGGGCTGGCACCATCGCTCCAGCGGGCGATGCACTGGTCGATCAGCACCTTGGCCGCCTGGATCCGTTCATCAAATTTGCGGTGCTCCCCCACGGCCCGGATCAGCTTGTAGCGACCGTCGAAACTGAGCAGGGTCACATTGCCCTTGGTGCCACCCCAGGCCACCCCGTACCGCTCGGCCGAGAGGTCCACAAAGTCGGCAATCTGCTGCATGGCGCCGATCTTGAAAGCCGCCAGGCGTGAGCGCTCTTCCTTGGCAGCCGCGATGATGCCCATTACCACCTCATCGCGCAGCTTGTCGGCCGGGGCGATCAGGTTCTCAGGTACCCAGTGACCCTGGGCGTTCTGCCGCATCGGGGTCGTGTCTTTGGTCTGTGCTTCTTGCATAAGGCTCTCCTTGATTTATCCCGTTGTTGTTCGGTGGCCGCTCACTGGCGCCAGTGCAGCAGGCAGCCACCAAAGCGAACCATGGCCACCTCGCTGACCACGCCAGCCAGGTACTCGCGCCCCCACACTGCCCGCCGGGTCATCTCCGGTGGCAAGGGGCCGGTCACCATCAGCAGCGGGGTATCTCGCACCTGGCCGGTGCGCACCTTGCAACCGTTCGCCGTCAACCAGAGACGCAGCTGGTCGGCCGTGTTTTGCAGATTTCTGTTCATCCCGTTCTCCTTGTGATCTCTCACTGGGCCCACCGCACACCCCGAGCCCGCTGGTTTACTGGCCGTGCTTCTCAACCTTGTCGAGCAGCCGGTTGTATTTGATGCCCAGGATCTTGAGCTCCTCGGCCAGCAGCTCAGCCAAGATGCGCAAGCTGCTGCTGGCGTTCTCGCCATCGCTTTTCGCTTGGCGGCGCAACCTGGAGAGGGTGGCGTCAGCGTCATAACGAACGCTCTTGTCCCCACCTCTGCCGCCCTGTTCGACGGCAAGACGCATCGGCCGGCGCAGTTGCTGATCCTCACTGAGCTGGCTATGGGGGCAGCCGCTGTGGCACGCCTTCCAGAGCTTGATATCCATCGGTCTGGTTCCGACCTCATCCGCCCGTCGGCGCTGATGGGCCAGGCACTGATGCACCGGGATCTCCCCCAGAATGGGGCAGGTCACCTTGTGGCCCATCAGGTTCCCCTCCACCAGCTTCTGTACCCGCGCCAGATCGCCCGGGTACTTCTGGTTGCAGACCTGGCTGATGGTGGTGCGGGACAGACCGAGCTTCTCGGCCACCACGGACAACGAGCTGGCCCCGACCTCGGCTTGCAATACCTCAAGCCACGTGTCCATGTTTCTCCTCCTCAACCAGGAACGGATAGAGCCGCTGCTGATTCTGATCCCAGCAACCGTTTTGGCGGACAATTGGGGCAAAGCGACCTGTATCTCTCAGCAACTGGTACTTGGCGACCTCTCCACGATGTGGCATGGCTTTGGCCTGAACTTTTACGTAACCAGCCTTGGCCAACGCCTTTGCATAAACGCCGGCATGGTTACTGGTTGAATTCGAGGTCATCGCCAATTCCGTCAACGTGAACACCCGACTGATTTTCATGGTGTTCCACATCTTTTGTTGGCTGGTCTTGCGCCTGCTTTTCCGCTTTTTCCGAGAGATGCAATTTCCTTGATTGGTGCCAAATTTGGGTGGTTCATTCACATCCGAAACTTGATACCGATTGCAGCCAAACACCTCTCTTTGGCGCAATGGCCCTTCTACAACGCAACTGAGATGACCGCTCGCTAACCAACGACGCATCAGCGCATATAAATTTGCTTGCTTAACGTCTGTCGCTGCGAGTAACTCACTCATATCGAACGAGTCCTGTTTACACATCCACAACCAAGCCTCTTCCGTCTTGGACTTATCGTTGATATCAACCACTGGTATCCCTCCCGTGCTTTGTTGTTATTTGCTGGTCCTCGGGCTACCGGCTGCGGCGCACGTCATGCAGCAGTTCGCTGGCGTCCACGTCCTCCAGCCGGATAATCCGGGCATCAGAGGCCATGGCCATCTTCTCGATCTTGTCCAGGGCCGAGACGATGGTGCGCACCACCCCGTTCGAGCGTTTGCGGATAAGGTCCAGCAGGGCGTCGTCAATCTCCACGTCCACCTCCAGCATCTCGTTGGCGATGAGGGACACATCCTCCAGGTCGGCGGGCTTGAATTCTATCCACTGGGAGATGCGGTTAAACAGCTGCTTGCGCTGGCTGATGCGGCGGGCAATCTCTTCCATCCCCACCAGGATCAGCGGCTGTTCGGTGGCGTCATAGATATCGCGCAGGGTCTCCATGATGCGGGCATTGCCGACCACGTAATCCGCCTCGTCCACGAAGATGGCCAGCTCCTCGGCCCGCACCGCTTCGACGATGCTATCGACCTGGGCCCGCAGGTTGTGGCGCTGGGGAATGCCGATCTCCTTGGCGATCTGCTCCAGCAAGCTGGTCACGGTGTCGGCCTTGTAGCAGCGCACATAGATACCGTTCACCTCGTCCTGGTTGAACAACCACTCCACGGCGGTGGTCTTGCCAAAGCCCGAGGGACCGTGGATCAGGCCGATGCCCGGCACGATGCTGGAACGGTTGAGCAGGTTGTCGAGCAACTGCTCGGTCTTGATCATGTTTTTGACTTCGACGATCTTGTGTTTCATAGTCTTTTTGTCCTTATGAGGTTGTTTTACAGGGCCGCTTGCTAACCTTTTGCCTGGGCGTTGCGAGTGGCACTGATACTTTCCAGATGGCGGATAATCCGTTTCGCCATCAGTTTGTGGCTGTAGAGGTACTTGGTCAGCCACTCCTTCTCCCGCTCGCCGAGCGAGGTATCCAACTCCTTCTCGGCCAGATACATGGCCTGTTCGTACTCGGTCTTGAGCGCCCTGGATTCCTGCCCGGCCGTCGCCTGGGCACGGGCCGCTTTTTCTTCGCGGCGTGCTTCTATCGCAGCCAGCTCTGCCGCGCTGAATTGGGCCGGTTCACTGGGTGAGGCAATGCCTGAGAGCGCCGCCAATGCCGGGTTATCGAGCCCGAGATCACTGCGCTGGAACTGAGCCACATCACGCGCTTGGTCAACGAAATGGCGCACCACATCCTGATGCAATTCGTTGATGCCGAAGGTCTTGGCGAGGCTGCGCATCTCACGGCGAAAACTCGCCAGCGCCTTAGCATCTGCACGTTTGGCGGCGCGGAAGGCATCCGGGCTCACCCCGTTCCCCAACAAATCGAGGTTCACGGCCTCGATCCGCTCGTTCCAGTCGCCGGTGCGGTACAAAATGGCCCGGCCCACGTCGCTCGGGTCGAGGAACACGCTGACCCGCTGGCTCTTCCAACTGTTCTCCAGTAACTCCGGGGCGCTGTACTTGAGGCCACCGGCCTTGATGAAGCCCTTGGAAACGGTGGCCTCACCGATATGGTTGAGCAGCAGATCCAGCGCCGACTCATCGACAATGGCGCGGCGTTGGTAGCGGGCGCTTTGGTACTTCTCGTTGGGAGTCATCCCGAGTGAGCTGTGTTTGCGGTTGTGGTAACGGGCATCGAGCCAGTCATCGAGCAAGATCTGCAGCTCGGCCGCCGTCATGGCCAGCTCGTAGATCTCCTTCTCTGCATTGGGCTTGCGCTTCTCCTCCAGCCGTTCGGCAAAGCTCTTGCGAGCTTCGATCACCTGACGGTCGGCCACGCAGTGCCCGACAAAGGCAGGCAGCAACTCGATCAGGCCGTGAGAGAGAGTGCGGAAGAAGCGTTCGATATGCGGCTTCTCCCATCCTGAATAGGCGTTGGATCGGCTGACGTTCATACCGAGCAGGGTGCAGATGGACATGACTCGCTGGCTCACGTAATCGGAGCCGTTGTCGGTACGCATCACCCCGTTGTCGTTGAGGGTACCCCAGGCCAGCAGGGTCTTACGCAGCAGCAGGCAGATCCCCTCGCTCGACGAGGTTTTGGCCACCAACAACCGCACCCGACGGGTGAACACATCGATCACCGCGATGATGCTGTGGCGGCCATCCACCAACATGGCATCGACAGGGGTACTGTCGAACTCCCAGACGTCGTTGGGCTGGCCCATCCAGGGGTACATCTCTTCGATGGCAGTGCGGTACTTGTTGTTGTAAGCGTCGGGGTTGGTGGCATAGGTAAAGGCCACCTTGTTCTCTGCCAACCACTTGACCAGCCAGCGACGCAAAGAGGACTGGCTGGGGATCTGCCAGCCAAGCTGGTTCATCTCGCTGTACTGGGTCGCCAACTCATGCAGCGCCCCCCACTTGTTGGCCAAGTGCGGTTTGGCGGTGATCAATGCCGTGAGGAATCGGGCCAGATCCGGGCTTTGCTCAACGCTGGATGGCCGCTCCCGCTGGTAATTGCCCGCCAGCGCAGCTGGACCGGCATCCGCCAGGGTGCCTTGCCAGCGCCGCAAGGTGATCAGGCTGAACGGCTTTTGCTGCTCATAGACGCTCGCAGGGAGTGACAGGCTGCGGGTGCGGTATGCCTCGATAAAGGCGCGGCGCCCCACCTCCCCTTGCTGACATGCTTGATAAGGAGCCAGGAAGAGATCGGCGGCCTGCAGGATCAACAGCCGGGCATCTACCTTCTTGCGGGCGGCGGCGCCCAGGGTCAGCAATTTGCGGCCCGCATCCGGCTTCACTGGCACCTCGCGGGCAAGCAGCTTGGCCATCGCCTTGCCACCGGCAGCATGATCGGTCACCGTTTGTCCCTGCAAGGCAACAGCCTGCTCTGCCAGGTAGCGCCGGGTTTCTGCGGGCAGCGAGCTGATGTGGTACTCACTGCCTTTGCCATCCGAACATTTGCGCGAATTGAACTGCTCAGATCTTGCGCGGTATCGAACTCCCTGTACCGTAGTAGGCATGCCCGGCAAACTGACAAGTTCCATAGATGTGAACCACTCTTTCATTTGCCATCTCCATACAGAGCTACGCCAAGGGTTTCACTCAATCCCGCCATGATCCGCGATGAGACAGTGCCATCGGCTGGCTGCCGGTGCTTGCAAGGGGCATAAGTGTGAATACACTCCTGTACGGTGCGGGGGCTGAAACCACGTTCAATGGCCCAGTTCCTTACGGAGTAACCACGCTTCCTAAGCTCTCCGTAGATGTGGTTGGCTGTACTTATGCTCATGGGGTCACCGTGATACAATTTGAGAAATCTTTCGCGCAT